AATCGGTGTGGTGCCAATTGTGATAGGGGGAGCCGTTTGCTGAACCCAAGCGGTATTAAGATTAACTACACCGCTAGTGACCAAGAAGAAGTCTCCCTCGTCAATCTGGTCAACTCCGGTTCCAGCAGTATCAAAGTCTGTAGCCCGAGTCAAAATGTATGGCGTTCCAGCAGAGCCAACTTGCGTAACCGTGTATACACCGTTGTTTGCTTGCGTAACTTCGTTCTTGACTAAGATGCGGTTTCCAACAACAGTAAGCGTTGAGTCCACAGACAAAGCGCCATTAGCGTTGGCTGTAAGCGTTGCTCCTACCCCAGATGTTCCGTTGTTGTACGTGTTTGCTGGCAGGGCTGCGGTAGTTGCTAAATCTACCGCCTCATGGAAGTGAATGCCAGATGCGATAGCGTCAGCGTATTGTTTATTAACAATGTCTGTGTTGTTTGTTGGGGTCGTGGAAATTGTGCCGGACGTGATGTTTGCGGTTGTAAGATTGGCGGTGGTAGCGTTGATTGTGTTGAACTCATACTGAACCAAGACGTTGCCTGCGCTGTCTAGCCAAACTGCCCGTTCAGAAGGGTACGTTACAAAAACATCTTTAGAATTGGCCGCAAAACTAACAAGCGATCCGCTATTACTTGAAGACAAAACTGTTGTACGAGACAACGTAGTGCCAGAAGAAGTGTACGTACCAATACCTACTTCCCATGCGCCCGTAGCAGGATCAACAATTGCGTAATAAGTGCTGTTGCCATCACCTACCGCCGCAAAAGACTGAAACCCCGCAGCCGCGCCAGCAAGCGTAATCGTACCTGTACCAGCGGTGGTGGAGGTTTCTTTAACCCGATCTTTTAGTACGAGAGCCATTTTTATTCCTTAAGACGGTAGATTATTCCAACCGGGAGCTTGCGTGTTATCTATATTTTGCCAGTTTGGATTCTGATTGTCATCAATAGAACCCCACACAAGTGCGTTACCAATACGCACATAAAGTTGAATACCCTCTGGTCTTGCATTAATGGTAGCAATAGCGCTTAAAGAATCCGCAGCATTTGCCAACTCAGCCACAGTACCAACAAATGCAACTTGAGCCGTAAACGCGTCTGATCCAGTAGAAGATTCGCTAACAGCAACAGCCAAAATACGTGCGCCATTAGGGGCATCAAGAGCCGTAGCTAATTCAGAGAGCGCTACAAGATAATTTGCAGTGCGTGTGCTGCTGTCAGTTGCAGTGGCTGAATCAGTTATTGTTGCAAACTTAGCAGCTACTCTTGTGTATTCATCCAACGCAGTAGCTTGCTCTGCCATAGTAGCAAGGGCGGCAAGGGCCACCGACTGCGCAGATGTAGCCACAGATGATTCAGCCCTAACTGCTTGAAACGCCGTAATGGTAGATACCGTTTCAGTTCCTGTAGATGCCTCTTGTACTAACCCGCCACGAGCAGACTCAACAGTCAAAGTTGCTAACGCAACGGCGGTTTCAGCTACATTAAGGGCGTAAGTGCTCCCGCCAAGAGAGGCGAAGGGTGCTTGGGCAAAAGTGACATCTCCAAACACCGCACTACCTATTAGGCCGCGTCAAGAGAGAACGAATATGTAACGCTCAATGAGTCACCGCTGTCCACAAGTTTGTCACCGCCAGTAAAGTCACCAGCAGAAAACAAAACACCAGAGGTACCAGAAGAAGAACTTGCCAAGAACGCGCCAGCAATAGTCTGTGCATTGGAAGTCATAGTGAACACGCTAGGAGAAGCAGTGTTGGCAATTACAGAAGGATCAGCCGTTGTAGCTGTGCCAAATGTCACTGCGGCACGTACACCCGCACCGCCAGTAGTTGTGTAAGCCGTGTTCTCTGTCCAACCTGCGTGTGTAGCTAACGTATTACCAGCGGCGTAAGTTGTACCAGAACCGGGGCCAGTAACCAGACCCAAGTACCAAGCAGCGGTATAGCCGGAGCCTTTGAAGTACTTGCTATTCATATCTTGAAGGCCTTCGTTCACCACCAAATTGTGGAACGTATCAGACCACTTGAACTGACCGTCAGGGCCGTGACAAGTTACTGTAAAGACACCACCAGCGCCTACGCGCTCGGTGCTACCGGGGCTAGCAACCAAGGATGCAGATACAACATCTTGTGCTTTTGAAATTTCTGTGCTCATGTTAAATCCTTACGAAATACGCACGATGGCGCTGTTTGCATCGGGGGTTGGGAAAATAATTTGGAACGTGTCGTTGTTGACTGTTTTTACTGTGTTAAACACCAATACCGCAACAGACTTGTTCCCCTCAGTGCTATTGTAGATGAGGGCACCGGCTGTCGTAAAGGTGGCATTTGTCCAACTTATGTCATCAAATGACACAAACGCTGTTGGAACAGCCGTATTATTTAATCCTGTAGCAGGGGACGGATTGATTGTCAGTGTTTTTCCACCCGCGGTATATCCTGTGCCCGTAACCTCGTCTGATGTCGTATACACCGTTGTATCAGGGCCTAATGTGGCTGCACTGGTGTAAAGAGCAATTTTAAAAGTGTCAGGGGAAGTTGGGCCAAAACTATGAATAGCCTGCATTAACTGCAATTTAAAGCTGGTAGTGGCTGTTTGGATAAACATGGTGGCCTCTTACACTATCCGAATGAGAGCCGTTTCGGGGTCATTCGTAGGCAATTGAATAGTGAAAGACTGACCAAGCATCGTTTGATCAATACCAAAATTAAGCACTGCCACCGACTTATTACTCTTGCTAGAGTTGTAAATCAAAGCACCACGTGTGCTGAAGGTCGCACCCGCCCATGCGGGGTTGTCAAAACTGACGTAGCCAATACCCATACCAAGGTTGACAGTGATGTTTTGCAACTCCTCCCCGCCTGCAACGTACCCCGTGCCTGTTACTTCCCCTGTAGTGAGGTATACCGTAGTCTCCGGCCCCAAAACAGCAGAAGACGTATACAGAGCAATTAGAAACGTGTCTGTTTCAAAGTCATGAACGCCAAGGAGCAATTGCTCCTTAAAACTGTTGGTAAGTCCTGCTGTAATCATGCGTTATCTCACCGGTAGTTTAACTTGACCATCACGATAAGCATCACCACGTTGCTTGCCATCGCCCAAGTTCTTCAGGAGGCCCAAAGCTTCTTGATATTTGCCGTTATACAGCGCCATCATGTCCTGCTCACCCTTCATGAAAGTGTACGCTTCCACCAGACATCCATACAAAAGTGCAGAGTCAAAGTTTTCGCCTAGCCATGATGTGCCCTCATCTACGATAGATGGTGGATAGTAGTAATAATGCAATTCTGCTGAATAAGCAATATCAGGGGTGGGGCCCACAATAAATGCAAGCTCATTCACGTCCGTAGTTCTTGGGCCAAAAATAGCATAGTATTTTGGCTCTCCCGTGCCACGTGCATTGGGATAAACCTCACGAACAAAGTTGACGTCCTTGTTCAACAAGTACTTGTAGTCACCTTGAAACACCACAGTAGCTGCTACTGTGCCACTGTTTTTCACGCTTAACGTAATAGACGTGCCATTAATTGCAGTAACCTGCGCACCCGTCCCAATGTTTGTGCCAAAAACATATTGGCCCACTTGAATGTTTGTAGCACTAGCCACTGTAATCACAAAAGTGTTTGTTACACCAGTGGCTGTTGTTGTGGCATATGAAAAAATAGCCAAAGAATACGCAGACAAAAAGTCATCGGGGCACGCTAGATACTTGTTATCTGCAGTCAAAGCGCCTGTAACATTCTTGCGCAAATTAGAGATCTGCACCGTGTTGTAGATGCGCTGCTCCGCCTGACGCGTAAACAAATCCAAATTATCAGTGCTAAAGCTCTGATTTTCTGTGTAAGCAATGATCGCAGCTTTTAATTCGGTATATGTCATGTGATGCTCGTCGTAACTGTCCCAAGGACCGCCGCAGCGACCAGTGGTTTGGCATAAGGCATCGGCATCATTCCGATACTAGCAAACGAAGTATCAGCCGTGAACCCGACGTAGACGGTAACCCCAAGTCTACTCTCTGGTCGAGGTTGGTGCAAGGCCTGCGGCTCATTTATCGAGCGCTTTGGCTCCAACTGTGGATGCTTGGGCTCATAGCACTCAGGACAGACTTTAAAGCCTGTCCATTCCTTGATAAGTGTATTAAGCTTGTACCGTTGGCCACACCTGTCGCACAGCGCAATTGCAAACTTGCCTGATACATAGGCCATGTCTTACCTCTGCGTGTAAGTAGGCACCACAAAGAAGCCAGAACGCTCACGGTCTTCCGCTGCCGCGCGCGCAAATTCTTCTTCGTACATCTGTTTCAAGATTGCAATGCGGTCTGGCGCTTTTTTAACGGACAAATAGTACGCCAAAGCAGCCACCAAACATGGCAGAAAGCGGAAAGAAATGTCTGCGGTATTAGTAAATCCACCGGCATTGTCCATGCGGCGAATCGCATAATAGACAAATGTCCAAGTCTGCGTTGCATCAGGAGAAGGGTACAAAAATACCTTGGCCGGCACTGTGCGTTGAATGTAGTACTGCGCAGGACGTGACTGGGTCAACTTATTGGGCACATGGAGCCACTCAGCGCGGCCTATACGGTCGATTGTGATGTCCTGCTGGGTAGACTGGCCTGCATTGGTCCTAATCACGGCAGAGAGGCCGTCAATCGTGTCCGCGGGTAGGTCATACTCATATGTGCCCGGCGTTAAAATCTGTTGACGCTGTTCAATCGTCCAAAGATTCAATCCGCGGTTAGCCCATTCTGCAAAGATCAGGTTGACGGAGCGAAGCGCCGTCTTCATGTCGTAACCGTCGCGCACCTCAATACCGCAGCGCTCATACGCCTCAGCTATGAGGTCGTCAAACTGCAGATCAAAATCGGATACGCCGGAAACAGCCATATCAATAGATCATTGCTGTGCGGGCACGTGCTGCACCAACACCACGAACGGCAACTTTATCGCCCTGAACGCTTTTCTTAACGTTTTGGCTAAGCGTATCGCCTTGGGACTGGCCCATACCGGCAACCATCCCGCCCTTAGCAAAACCTTTTTTAGCAATACCTTCGCCTTTTTTTGCGAGTCCGCCGTCTTTATATTTCATATCGCCACCTTCTCTGAATTTTTTGCCTTTACTGGCCTTACTGAAATCCATCGCCACAGATTGTGGGATGCCGACTTTTTTAGCAAATGCAGGATTGTGCGCCGCTGCATCCATCAACTGCTTTTGTTTTTTACTGACTGCGGGCATTTGTTGCTCCCATTAAGCGGTCTAACTTCTCATCCAACCTGTCTAGTCTATCCAAAACACGGTTGATGTCTGCATGGACTTCGGCTTTTGTAACATATTCTTTGGCAATTTCTTCACGGGTGCGATTAAGCAGAATCTGCAAGCGATTAAGCTCTTCAGATTTATCCTTTAATACCCATCCGACAAAGCCCAAAAGCACCGTCAGGCCTATGTTCCACAGCATCAATTCCATTTAGCACTTCCACTTCTTCAGGCTCTTGTTAATCCTGCTATCTGGATCCTTGGCTGTCTTCTCGCTTGTCAGCTTCTTCTTCATGCCTTCCATTCGGGCACAAAAGCTGTCTTTGCGAGGGCCTCCCTCTGGCTGCGGGGCCTTTAATCCGGGTTTACCCGGATTGGCCTTGTTGTAAGAAGCACGGCCCTTGGCGTTTAATCCGCCACTGGCACTTTTGCCCTCTTTCCGCTGCCAAGCAGGAGACTTAGCCATTTCAATACAGTTTGCAGGGCTTGTTACGGGCTTGGCCTACACCACGGGGCGTAGTGGAGCCAGAAGGAGCCACAGTTTTACGTGCGGTCTGCTTTGGGCCGCCTTTAGCCATGTCTTGCTTTTGTGCACCGGGCTGAACTTCGCCTTGGTACTGATCATCTGCCATTTTTGCTGCTCGTCCCATTTTGGACTCCTTATCCGTAGAAGAATGTAACGGAAGTTACGTTTGTAAGAGTGAGGTAAGGATCTGCTTCAAAGCGCACACCGTCGTTAGGAATAATAACGTACATGTTGCCTGTAGCAGAGCTAACCGGAGTATCAAACTTAAGAAGTTCTGTGCCACTCACGCCGCCGTCTTTAAACGAGATGGAACCAGCAGTAGCGGACAACAGGGCATACACCCCTTTGATACGCGCGCGAGGAACACCAATACCGGTAGCACCGGTAGCAGTCATCGTCTTCGCTTTTACGTCATATTGAAAACCCATAATCAATCTCCTTTAAAAACGGGGCCGAAGCCCCTTGGGTTGATTAGGCAGTACGGGTAAACACGTAGGCTGTTGCGCTAGAGAACATGATGGTGAATCGTGCCAAGCCGGTTGCGCCAGCAGCAATTGTCAAATCACCAAAACTGCCTGCTGTATCAGCAGCAGCGCTAGACAAGATGCCGTTGGTTGCAACAGCGATAGTCACGGTGCTTGCGCCAGCGGTGTTATCCACATACAACTCCAACACAGTACCACGGGTTGCGCCAATAGCCGCACCAAGCAATGTGCCTGTAGGCAGTGTAATCGTTGTGGCAGCGGCAGAAGTAGAAGTGATGTAGCCAGTTGCAACTTGAGCAGCAGTGGCGGTGCCAGTAGCGTTGATTGCAGCAGTGCTAGGGTGATTCTGATCAGTGAAAACCAGATTTGTAGTAGTCAGGTTGGTTACGCTGGTGGTAGCACCAAATGTAGCGTCAACGGTGACTGCGCCAGTGGTGGCACTGATAGAAATGTCTTGAAAGCCATTTACGGAACGAACTGGTCCATTAAACGTGGTATTTGCCATGATTTTTCCTTACATACAAGTTAGGCGCATCAATCTGTATGTTGTCAGCCGGGACTGTTTGATGCACCGGATAACCCCGGAGTGATTGCAATATACACCAAATAAAAAGGGGGCACAAGGCCCCCTTCACATATTTCCGAAGAAATATTAAGCGCCGGGCGAACCGTAAGCGCCACGTGGGTCAGACCAGCCAAAGCTGTAACGCTCACGAGCCTTGTAACGAACGTTACCTGTATCAAAGTCGCCTTCAAAGGCAGTCTTGATGGGTGAACGCTGGAACATTTTCAAGCCGTTAGGTGCATCAGTGATGATGAACCAAGCATTGACGTCAGTCAGGTAGTGATTGACG